AGTATATAATTTTTACACTATACATTATTAAATAAATGATAAATACTGACGCGTATAGTCGACAACCCTAGGGACAGTATTTAAATATCTAGGAGGATATTAATATGGCACAAACTACATTTTCAGGACCAATATTAGCTGGTACTATTAAAAATACTACAGGTACTGTTGTTGGAACTGATATCAAAAATACAGGACAAGTCCTAATGGCACAAACAGCTGCTGTTGATTTGTCTGGAGGTGCACTTGCTGCATCTGCTCTTAACATTGTTATTCCAGCAAATTCACAACTAGTAGATATTGTTTTTGACAGTATTACAGCATCATCAGGCGCTACTAATATTAGTATTGGTAAAGTTGGTGGATTAGCTACTGCATATGTCAACACTTTTGCTATTGGAACAACTGTAGGACTTAAACGTCCAACTACTGAAGCTGGTGGAGCATTAGCATGGGAAGATGTTGGAACAAGTGATGTAAGATTTAATGTAACTAATTCAGCGGCAACAAGTGCTGGTGAACTTAGAGTTACTATTATGTACTTACAAAACAACAATTTAGGTTAATAATTAATTTAGTGTGGGCTTCGGCCCACACAAATTTTAAGGAGATTAAATATGGCAAGTAATGGAGATATACAAGCAACAAGATCGACCGCAGCAGCAGGTGCTTCAGCAATAATTGCACCACCTATTAGATTAAGAGGTATTATAATTTCTTCCGATGGTGTTGGTGCAGGTGTATTAGAACTTACAACAACTTCTAATTCTGGAACTACAATATTTATTGGTGACGTTCCTTCAGGAGATGTAATTAATTTTTCATTTCCCGAAGAAGGAATTTTATTTCCAAAAGGAATTTTTTGTAAAACTAAAACTAACATTGCAGCTTACACATTATTGACGGACAAATATTCAGGACCAGGTTTAACAGCGGGGTAATTAAATGGCCAATACGACTTCTGGTACTACAACGTTTGACAAAGCGTTCTCTATAGATGAGATAATTGAAGAGTCTTATAACAGACTCGGTCAATTTGACATGAGCGGTTATAATTTAAAAACTGCTAGACGTTCGTTAAATATTTTATTTTCTGAATGGGGAAATAGAGGTCTTCATTTTTGGGAAGTAGCAAATACCAGTATTAGTTTAGTTAATGGACAAAAGGAATATAAAATATTTCGTTCTACTTCTGATGGTAATTCAAATGGAGTAACCTCAACCTTAACTGCAGCAATTACTTCAACAACAGCAACTACTGGAATTACTTTAGCATCTATAACCCATATGCCTACAACAGGAACAATTAATGTGGATTCAGAAAATATTTCTTACACAGGTTTTAATGATCAAGAACTTACTGGAGTAACACGTGGAGTTAATGGAACTACTGCAGCTACTCATTTAAATGGAGCGGCTATCACTAATTTTGTAAACCAAGCTACAGAAATTTTAGAATGTTCTTTTAGAAATAGCTCAAACGTAGATTCTCCTTTAGAAAAAATTAACAGATCTCAGTACCAAGCTTTATCTAATAAAACATCAAGTGGACAACCTTCACAATATTTTGTGCAAAGGTTTATTGATCACATTTTAATAAGTTTATACCTTACTCCAGGTTCTACTCAAAATGGACAAACTATAAATTTTTATTATGAAAAAAGAATTCAAGATGCAGGGGACTACACTAATGCAACAGATGTTCCTTATCGTTTTGTGCCTTGTATGGTAGCAGGTTTATCATATTACTTAGCAATGAAATATGCACCACCTAGAATACAAGAATTAAAATTAATTTATGAGGATGAGTTATCACGAGCTCTAGAAGAAGATGGTTCTTCAGCTAGTGTTTACATTTCACCTCGAACTTATTATCCGAGTATATAATTATGGGAAATACAGCAAAAGGAAGACACGCATTATTTATTTCAGACCGATCAGGTCTAGCTTTTCCGTACAGAGAAATGGTTAAAGAATGGAATGGTGCAAGAGTACACACTTCTGAGTATGAACCAAAGCAACCTCAATTAGAACTTAGGCCCTACAGTGCAGATCCACAAGGATTACAACACCCAAGACCAGCAAGAACAGAATTTCCAACAACAGATTTTTTACCAAAAAATTCATTTACTATGACAAATACTTCAACTCAAGTTTCTGTAAGTTTTCCATTTAGTGGATATCAAAACGGAGATTTTATAAGATTTTATGATGTTAAAAGTCCCGTAGGTGGAGTGTCTATTTCTACGTTACAACTAGAAACTACTTTAAATGGAAATATTACTGCAACAGATATTTCAATTACTTTAACAGACTCTTCTGCTTTTCCAAGTCAAGGTTATATTGCAATTGAAAAAATAAATGAAACATCTGGATTGTTTGAAACTGAAACTATTTTTTATAATGGTAATACCGGAAATGTTTTATCAAATTGTGTTAGAGGAACAGCTGCTCCTTTTAGAGGACAGACTCCCAAAAACACACCCGCAGGCACACACTCAAGTGGAGCAAAAGTTTATAGTGCTTATGCTGTAACGATGGTTCCAACAGTAGTAAAGCAAGCGGGCCAACCTTCAACTGTTACAGAACATAACAGTTTTACTTTTAACTTAATTAGTGCTGCAACTAGCACAGAAACGGGAGGCGGGTTCCAATGTTTAGCTGGACCTGTTAATGATAGATCATGACATACACAGAATTAGTACAAAAAATTAGAGATTACACAGAAGTAGATTCAAATGTTTTAACTTCAACCGTTGTAAATGGATTTATTGAAGATGCAGAATTTAGAATTCTTAGAGATGTAGATTCTGATAATAATAGAAGATATGCTTTTGCAAATTTAATTGCATCACAAAGATTTATTGATACACCCACTAATTTGTTAATCGTTCGATCGGCTCAAATAATAGACTCAGACGGAAGTTCTCAACCTGATAACAGAGATTTTTTACAATTTAGAGATACAAGTTTTATGTCAGAATTTAATCCAACAGGAGCTACAGGAGTTCCAAAATATTATAGCATGTGGGACGAAGATACTATTGTATTAGCACCTACTCCCGATGCTACTTACAAAATTCAACTAAACTATATCTTGAAAGAACCTGGTTTATCTGCTACAAACGCTAATACATACATTAGTAAATATTTTCCCAACGGTTTATTGTATGCTTGCTTAGTAGAAGCTTACGGCTTTTTAAAAGGGCCTATTGACATGCTCCAGTTATATGATAAAAAATATTCTGAGGCCGTCAAAGGATTCTCAATTGAACAAATGGGAAGACGAAGACGAGATGAATATCAAGCAGGTGTTCCTCGAATAGGAAAACAATAAGGAGATAGAATATGGCTATAACACAAGCGATTGCAAACGCATTTAAAAAACAACTGTTAGAGGGAGATGCAAATTTCAAAAGCTCTGGTGGTGATGTTTTTAAATTAGCTCTCTATAGCACTTCAGCAACTTTAAATTCAGCTACAACTGTATACTCTACTAATCCAGGAGGTGGATCTAATACTGAAGTTCCAGACAGTGGTCAATACACAGCAGGTGGAAGTAAGTTAACAGGTCAAACTACAAACATTGGAACTGGATCAGGTAAAGGTGTTGCGTTCGTTGATTTTGCAGATCTATCCTTTACAGGTGTAACGTTGACAGCTAGAGGTGCATTAATCTACAACACATCTTCTGCAGTCACTAATGCAGCAGTTGCAATTTTAGATTTTGGAGCAGATAAAACAGCTACATCAGGAACTTTTACAGTACAGTTCCCAGCAAATACTACAGCAGCAGCTATACTAAGAATATCTGGTTAAGGAGAATTAAATGGCGTTAGTCGTAAATGATAGAGTTAAAGAAACCTCTACCACTACAGGTACGGGTACTTTATCTCTTGCAGGAGCAGTTACAGGATTTGAAACTTTTTCAAGTGCAATTGGAAATACAAACACAACGTATTATGCAATTGTAAACACTGCTAATGCAGAATTTGAAGTTGGATTAGGTACAGTGTCAGCCGCAGCTTTGGCTAGGACTACTGTTATTTCATCATCAAATTCAGATAGTGCAGTAGATTTTGCAGCAGGAACAAAAAATGTTTTCTGTACTTTACCTGCATCTAAATCTGTTATTGAAGACGCAAATAATCATGTAACTTTACCACATGATTTATTTATTGAAGGTGGTCTTATTGATCTTAAAAATGATGGCGGTGCCGTATCACAAATTAAATTTTATTGTGAGTCTAGTAACGCTCACGCACAAACACTTATTGGTGCACC